GGGTGATTTAATAGTTGAGGATTTTAAATCTGCAACATCGCCAAAGGATGAGGAGGATATACTAGGATACAAATTACAGATATCCGGATATATGTTCATGGTAGCTGAAAAATTTGGGGAGGTTCCTAAAATGGGAAGAATCCGAATATCTAATGAGGAGACTTCAGATCTACAGACATTTATAGTACACGATTACGAATTAAAGGATTACCTTAAACAGTTTGTAGATCTTGCTGAAAGATTTAGAGAATTGAATAACATCCAATAAATTACCAAAAAAATGAAACTTGGACAAAATAAATAACTATAAATAATAAAATAAAAATGGAAAATAACGTTACTGAAAAAGATTTGATGCAAGAACCTGAAAAAGTATTCACTTTAATTGATCAAGACAAAATTGACAACTTAAAGAAAAATTACGAGACTACAGCATTAGACCTTAGAAAAAAAGAATATGCTTTAGAGATTACAGATGAGCAATTACACTTCTTAAAAACTTACATGACTGAAACAGTTTCTTGGAAAGGTAAAGAAGCTTTAGGAGTTATCGAGATTCTTAAAACTGTTAAAAGATCAGAAGAAGAAGGAATTAACGACGGTGTTGTTTACTTCAAAAATTTAGAAGTTGAGGCTTCACACTATTTCTTAAACAAATATGAAGGTAGAGGTGAACAAAATGCTGAGCTTGTTAAGACACTTTTAGACTCTTTAGAGAGAACTTTATCTTTAATTGGTGAGGACAATAAAGAATTAAAAGACTTGGAGCTTAAAATTAAAGCTGCTCAACAAGGTATCGAAGCAGAATAATCCTTTTAAAAAATTAAAAAGCCCAGATTTAGTCTGGGCTTTTTTTGTGTAGATATATATCATATGAACAAAAAAATACTTCCTTGGATAATAACATTAGCAGCATTTTCAGTATCTGGATCTGCAGCATTTTATTCAGTTTATGGCTTAGGAAAGATGTTTGCAGGAGCATCTCTACAGGTTATGATATTAGCCAGTAGTTTAGAGTTCTCTAAGCTAGTTACTGCCTCACTCTTATACCAATATTGGGACAAGCTAAATAGATCGCTTAGAACTTATCTATCGATCGCTACGCTTATACTTATATTGATAACGTCTGCAGGAATTTACGGATTTTTATCCTCGGCATATCAAGAGACCGCTAATAAATCCGGAATAGTTGACCAGAAGGTTAAATCACTAGAACAAAAGAAATCCTTATATGAGAAATCAAGGGATAGCTATATAAGAGAAAAGGAATCAATATTACAATCAAGTGAAAAACTAAGAGATGGATTAAGTAAAGGATCAACTACACAATACACAGATAAAAAAGGTAATGTTGTTATTTCTTCGAATAACGCAAACAGAAGAACGTTCGAGAGACAACTAGAATCCACCAATAAATCAGATTCTGTAGTTTCTGTAAAATTATCATCCGCTAACGATTCTATATTTGCAATAGAAAATCAGATCCTGAACATAAAGACAAACTCTGGGGTTTCTGATGAATTAGGGCCATTAAGATACATCTCAAATTTAACAGGTAAATCTTTAGATACGGTTGTTAACTGGTATATAATAATTCTAATGATTGTATTCGACCCATTGGCTATTGCATTAGTTGTAGCATCCAACTTTGCTTTTGAACAAGTTAAGAAGGATAAAGAGGAGGAGGATAAAAAGGTAAAAGATATTATAAACTCACAGATTACTGATTCGGTAACTCAAGCTTTAGAACCTACTGAAGAAATTTTAGAAAAAAACGAAGAAATAGAAGATCCAGACGAATATAAGATTATGGAAAAAAAAATCTGGAAAAAAGCTAATGAATTAAGAGAGGAAGGAAAATTACCTATTCATGATGAATTGGATACAGAAAATGAGCCTAGTGCTCTTTCTAATTCGTCATATAGAAATGAGGAAGATGTCGAAGCTGGACCTCACATAAAAGTTGTCACAGAAACCAACAAGGAACCTGAAGAAAATTCGGATAAATATAATAAGGATCAAGGCGAGGATTATGGTGGATACAAAATAAAAAAGAAATCAGCTCCAGACCCTGAAAATCCTTTAAGATTAAGCTAAGAATGGGAACTATTTACAGAACTAATCCTCAATACATTAAATACCTGGACTGCAATAGAAGTGTCGACAGAAAGGTATTTTTTCAATCATGTAATTTGGGAATAAAAGAGGGATCTAGTATACTCACTTCAGTTTCTATGTGTGATTTTCAATTAGAATCACTAGGAAATTCTGAAATGGGAGGATGTGGAGGATCTTTAAAAAGGAATGCTATTGTTCCTGCTTCAGGTAATTATGTTTTAACTTCACCAGAAGTTGGGCAAGAGCAAGGAGAGGTACAAATGATTGTTGTAAAGGTTAAGTATGATAAAAGTATCCCTTCAGAAGAGCGTTTTTTGAATTGGGAATATAAAGGATCAGTCTATCCGATTAATACGCTAATGGTATTAACAGGAAGAACAAAGCCAGGAGAATCTTGGGGTGGATGGGATCTAAGCTCTTACACAAATAACGTATCAAGTCCTCAGTTTACACCAAGTCCTTATCCATCTATAACTTCGCCTGATATTTCTTTCGGAGGTATAATGTTCAGCAATCCTAATGATAAGTATAATGCTGAGCTGGAAATATTTATTTTTAACTAATGGCTACACCACCTATAGTATGTAATACGATTGATTTTGAGGGAGTAATTTTTCAAAGATGTAATCTACAAGTCCTAAAAGGATCTACAGTTATCAGGGAAATATCCCTATGTGACACTGACATAACTATAAATAACTATTCATCTTTTAGTGGATGTGTTTATGGTAATTCATCATTACTACTTAGTTCTGAAGGCCTGAATGAGATATCATTCATTATGATAAAAGCAACATACCCGGCATCGTTACCTGTATCTAACAGGTTTATTAATATAATATACGACGGAAATTATTTACCAATGTCAAATTTGACAATATTAACTGGTAATCCTTCCGACACATCCCCATATTTGTATAATAGGGGTTGGGATTTAAATCCTAATGGAAGTGATATACAATCTCCTTTCTTTAGTGAAGGAGGTATGCTATTATATAATCCACATAATGTGAGGGTTAATATAGAGGTTATATTAGCAGATAGCTTTTCTGTACCTTAAAGATAAATATATAATGATTAAAGAAATCTAAAAAAAGAATAGATATATACTAAAAAAGCGATTGACAAATGGAAAACTACAATAATCAAGACATTAACAGATTAAACATGGAGACATCGAAAAGATTAGCCGAACAAATGGGAAATTGGGGAGGCGTTAATTCTATGAATAATCCGGTTGCTGCTTCTTATTTAGGACAAACTGCACAAATGTTAAAAGAATCTAACAATTCAGATCTTACTACTAATTATAAACCTAAAACTTCTTTTAGCTTTGGTGTTTCTAATACAGTTTCTGCATTAAAAAATTCTACACTTAACGACCTACCAGCAGGTAAAATACTTCTTGAAAAATATGAAAATTTATTATTCTCCAGAGGTATATCTGAGGCTTTCTTAATTGAAGGTCTTATCGAAGATTTAAAAAATCTTTCTTGGGAAAATTCAGTAGCTTCTCCTTTAAAAAATCTTAATGATATTTTTGAAAACAGAAGAAGAGAGGTAGAAGTAGTAAAAGCATACGAAACTATTAGAACTGCTCCAGGAAAAGAATTATTCAGTGATGCTACTGAACAAATGAAGAATTGGTTAGTTTCTGAGAATAGATCATCAGACACATTAATTCACGGACTAAGAAGATTTGGATTTAATCCAATCGTAAGGGATTTGGTTAATTTTGTTTCTTTACAAGAGAACAAAAATACTGGTAAATTCCATGTAGGATTTGACAATGACAATTGTGAGGTTACTAACATTTACACTCCGATTGAGGTTAACGAAAATGGTGCTATCTTTTACACTAACGGTAAATTCTTAGAAATTAATTCTACAGAGACTGAATTAAGTGAAGTTGAGCCTAATGAATTATCAGAATCCTTTATTAGCAAGACAAGAATTATAGAAGACAGAGACGTTAAAATTACTTCTGACAGAATCTCTTTAAATCTTGGAAGAAATAGAGTGGACTTTGTTTATGAAGGAGAAGATAAAAAAATCTACCTAGACAGTAAACAAATAGCAGAAAGAGATTTACCAGCAGCTATTTCAGTTACAACTAATAATCTATTAGGTAACAATTCAAACATCTCTAGAGCTATCTTTATATCTGAATCTATTGATGATATCGTAGACTTAGAGTTTGGTAAAAAAATCAGATCTAAAGTTTATGAAGGTGTTGAAGCTAACATATTCAAAGTTGGAAGTAAAATTTATGTACAAACTGTAAATCCAGCAATGAGAGCTAACAGAATTTTTGAATGTAATTCAACACAAGCTGTTAACATCATTAAGGACTTCCTTAAATATGATATCTCTGAATCATTAACAGAATTCTTAGAAAACGAAGATGCTTTCTTAAGTGTTATGAGAAATGATAGAAATGAGATTATCAAAAACATTACAGTTCTAGAATCAGAATTACAAAAAATCGAGGAAGCTCTAGTACAAAATCCTTTATTAGCTAGATCCACCGAATTACAAGATTTGAAAGAATCTATCGAAGATGAAGTTACAGTACTTAAAGATAAATGGAACAAAGTTAACTTAGAAATTAAATCTTTTGAAGGTGGTTCTAAATTAGTTTCTAACGGAATTAATGAAGATATAGGATATTCTATCGATACAGAGATCAGAGTTAAAAGAAATGGTGTTAAAGGAAAAGTTATTGGAGTAGATAACAATTCTAAAACATACACTGTTCTTTTCAAAGAAGGTAAAACTGGCGAATATTTCTTCTCTGATGTTGAAGATATAAACGATGAGGTTGACAACTATTCAATTCAAGCTCCAGATATGGATATTGAAGAAACTAACGAGGCTCAATTAGCACAAAATTTTTCAACTGCTCCTGGAGGAAAATCTCACGGATCTACAAAAGGAATGAAAGATACAGCTAAAGCTGGTTTAGCAACTGCACCATCTAAGAAAATTTCAGGATCTTCTAAATTTATCGAAGATGAAAACAATGCTAATTTTTCTGATGTAACTAAAGTTAAAGGTAAGAAAGGTTTAAAAGGGGAAGCTCCTAAAATGGCAACTTTACCTAAAAACTCTACTAAAAAAGGATCAACTTTTGTAGATAGCCTTGATAACTTAAATCTTGCAAGTGCACCTAAAGGAAACATCAAAGGTTCATCTAAATTCATAGACGATTTAAAAAACCAACAATTAGCTACTTTAAAAGAGAGTCAAAAAAATTCTCATATAGAAAAAGCTCCTAAAGGTAAAGACGAGAATGCTAAAAGATTTGCAGAAAAAGAAGAAAATGCTAATCTTGCAGAAGCACCTGGTGATAGCAGAAAAAACGGTAAATCAGACGTTGAAGACTTAAAAAGAGCAGGTCTATCTGAAGCACCTACAACAAAAAAAAAGTAAAATCGCACTCTAAAATAGCTGAGTCTATTTCCGAATCTGAAGAAGGGCTAGGAAATAGACTCAGTTTTGTGTTAGACGATTTGAAAGATTGTCTAGCAAAATTAAAAGAATTGGAAACTTCCAGTAAGGAAAATGGTAGAATAGGTATAGATGTAATTAAGGATTCTAAGGAAAATTTGGAAAAATTAGAGAAAAATTTAGAAAATCAAATAGAAAAACTCCAAAATAATTTCCCAGAAGAAGAATCATGATATACGTAAAAAACAAAGAGCTAAAAAGAGCATTAGCTGAAAGTAAGGAAAAAGGTCAACTTACTAGAGAAACAATCGAAATGTTTACACTTATCGTTAATGGAATGTCTAAAACACATTCATACAGAGACTATGAGGATCGCGAAGATTGTATCTCCTCAGGAATCGAAGATCTATTAAAATACTGGAATCGATACGACGCAGAGAAATCAGATAATGCTTTTGCTTTTATCAGTCAGATTGCACACAACGGTATGAAAAAAGGATGGAAAAAAATACATCCGCCAAAATCCATTAAAACTATACCATTTTCAAGAATTGTAAAAGAAGACAATTCTAATTATAATGTGTAACAGTGGACATAAAAAAATTAAAACCGAATGGTCCCTGGAAATCCGGTAAGTATTACCCAGTAAATCCTGAGAAGTATATAGGTGATACCTACAATATCATCTATAGAAGCTCGTGGGAGTATAAATTCTGTCAATACTGTGATATAAACCCTAACATTACTAAATGGAGTTCTGAACCAACTTGTATTCCTTATTGGAGTCCAGTAGATAAGAAAGAGCATAAATATTATGTTGATTACTACATACAAGTTAAAAAAGGTGAGGTTTATGAGAATTGGTTAATTGAAATAAAGCCAGAGGACCAATATTCATTATCATCCCGTCCTATATTAGAAGGAAACGTTACAGAAAAGAAATTAAAGAATTATAATTACAAATTAAAAACTTGGATCATTAACAGGGCTAAATTTGAAGCAGCTACTAGATATGCAGAATCCAGAGGGTATAAATTTGGTGCAATAAATGAGAAATTTCTACTCAGATGAAACCATTCAGACAAAGACTTAATGACTACAAATTAACAATTTCGGGAATGTCTTCCTTGCCTGAAGATTCATTAAAAAATTGGTTAAACAAATATGCAAATAGAGGAGGAGGATTTAATCCTAATTATTTCTTACCAGGTAAAATCTACGCATTCGAATATAAAGACGAACTCACAGAGAAGAAAAAATTCATAAATAAAAGACCCATAGTCTTTTTCATGGGATTTAATAACCTACAGAATAAATTAGCTTTCAGTGGTATAGATCTTATATTAATGCCTCCACAAATAAGATTAATGTTTCTTGAAAGAATTGAGACAGTATACAAAGCTCAGATCGAAAAGAACGTCGAAAAGATCTTAGAGGATTCAAACGATCAAATTGCTTTAAAAACTGATTTTGAAACCGTTAATTCTATATTATCAGGTATTCCTTTTAAAAACGCATATAGATATTGGAATATTGACAAAATAAGAGATGTTAAAGAAATTTCTTACGAGGACTGGACTAAGATTGTATATCTCAACACAAGATCGGTTGAAGGGACTACTATAGAAGAGATATATAAAAAAAATATTCAATAAATGGCAGGATTCACTGACGGTAATAAAACATTCTTCAGTTCTATTATTGATAACATTAAAAAGATTAGTAGCTTTGGAATGGCTTACGGCGATTTAGTAGTAAGAAATTCGCAAGCTGTTGGTATAACGGAATCCCAATTTTTAGAAAAAGGAGGAATTAAAGATGAAGCATTCCTGTTTGGATTAAGAAGATCCGATACCACAACAAAACAATACATATCATATTTCGATAAGGATTACCAAAACAAAAGACATTATCTTCAAGGATTCTCACAAAACCCGGAAATAGAATTCATATTAGACACAATATGTGATGAATCTATAGTTTATGATGACAAGAATTTCTGGGCTTATTTCGCATTCTTAGAACACGAAGAAGTTAGTGACGAGATGAGGGACAAGGTTCTGAAAAGATACAAAGAGATCTACAATCTGTTTGGATTTAATCAGGATATATTTGCTTGGCATCTATTTAGGAAATTCTTAATCGAAGGTATATTAGCATTTGAGATTGTATTTGATACAAAAGGTAAAAACATAGTAGGTTTTAAAGAACTTGATTCGTCTTTATTGATACCAACTGTAGAACAACAACCTGACGGATCTTATGTTGATATATGGATTCAATATCCAGATAACCCTGCATTAACAAGAAAACTTTATGATTCACAGATAATATACCTATCATATTCTAAAGGTGGAGGATCTTCAACAAGAATAAGTTATCTTGAGAGATTAATTAGGTCCTTTAACTTATTAAGGATTATGGAACACACCAGAATCATATGGAACGTAATGAATTCATCTTTTCGTATGACTATGACTGTTCCAGTAGGTACAAGATCTCAGCAGAAAGCTAAACAGACATTAGGGGAATTAATGTCAATCTATAAAGAGGATTTTAAATTAGATACAAGTAGCGGTGAATTAACTGTTGATGGTAGACCTAAAATACAATTCTTTAAGAATTATCTAATGCCTTCATCACCTAATGGTACACCGGATTTACAGCCTTTAGCAGGATCTGGCGATGCTACTGCATTTACTGACACTACTGTTTTAAAATATTTTGCTGATAAACTAAGGATAGATTCTAAAATTCCTGCTACTAGGTTTGGTAGAGAGGATTCAGGATCAGAAGGTACAATAACTTTTAACGTTGAGGGATTAGAGCAGGAGGAGATAAGATTTGCTAAATTCATCAATAGAATTAGATCAATATTCCAAGAGATAATGATGAAGCCTTTATGGGTTCAATTCTGTTTAGATTATCCGGAAAAGAAAACTGACTATTTATTAAAAGCTGATTTCGGTATAGATTATGTAAAAGAGAATCAATTCGTAAAAGCAAAAGAGACTGAAATATTAACAGTTAGAAAAGATCAAATTATTAAAATAGCTGGTTTAAAAAACAGTAAAGGTGATCCTTACTTTAGTATAGATTTCTTAGTCGATAGATGGTTAGGTATGTCTCCAGATAAAAGAGAAAGAAACAGCAAAATGAAGGAGAAGTTCATGAAGGAGAAGGCGGAAGAGGAGAAAAAAGAGCCTAAAGAAGGCGAAGAAAAAGATAAAGAAAAAGAAGAGGGTACAGAAGAATTCACTCTATAATAAGTCATGGCAGGATTTTTAGATAACATACAAAAATATAACCCTAACGTTGCTAGGATATTAAAAAGCATAGGAGGTTTAGGATCTTTCGGGATGGATTACAAAGATATGGTAATCAAAAATTCCATGGCAGTTGGTGCTACAGAAGCTAATATGAGAGAACGTTTTGGTTTTAATCAAGACGAGGAGGATTTCATATATGCAATAGCAGCACAAGACACCACAATAAGAAAATATATTGCTTATTTTGATAAGGACTTTCCAGTAAAAAGAGACTTCCTAAGAACGTTTGCTCTTAATGCTGAGATAGAATATATTCTAGACACTATATGTGACGAGGGGATAACTTATGATGACAAGAACTTCTTTTGTTCTCCTTCATCAATTAGCTTGAATCTTAATGATGAAATCCTTAAAAAGCTAGGAAAAAACTTTAGAAAATTATACATTTTACATAATTTCTGTAATGGACTTACCGGATGGCAATATTTCAGGCAATTGTTGGTTGAAGGATTCTTATCTTTTGAGATCATCTATTCTAATGACGGTAAAGATATTATTGGATTTAAAGAATTAGATGCTATAAGTTTAACACCTTCTGTAGAAAAAAAGCCTAACGGTGAAAGGGAAACAGTTTGGTATCAATATTACGGTGATTCAGTAAGACAACGAAAATTATTAGATGCTCAGGTTATTTACATATCATATGCTAAAGCAAATACTGTTTCTAGAACTTCATACTGTGAAAGACTAATTAGATCCTACAATCTTTTAAAGATTATGGAACACAGTAGAATCATATGGAACGTTATGAATTCACAGTATCGAATTAAAATGACTGTTCCTATTGGATCTAAATCTCAACAAAAGGCAAAGCAATCATTGGGAGAGCTTATGTCAGTTTATAAGGAAGATATTAAGCTTGATTCAACATCCGGTGAATTATCAGTAAATGGTAGACCAGATCTACAATTCTATAAGAATTATCTTTTCCCTACATCAGGTGGAGAGAGTGTAAGAGTAGAAACAATTAACAATACAGGACCTAATCTAAACATTATGGATTCGGTGGTTTATTTCTACAACAAACTAAGACAAGACTCCAAAATACCTTATAATAGATTCTCTTCTAGGTTTGGTGGTGCTGGTAGTGCATTTAAATCGGCTGCAGAGGGTGCAGAAAGAGATGAAGTTAGATTTAGTAAATTTATAACGAGATTAAGATCAATATTTCAAGAGATAATGGTTAAGCCGTTATGGATACAAATGTGTCTAGATTTTCCAGATCTTAAAAACGATCAGGAGTTTAAATCACAAATCGGAGTAATGTTTAATAGTGATAATCAATTTAGCACTTCTCGTGAAATCGAGGTGATGATAAAAAATATAGACTTTATCACTGCGATGGGAGATCTTAAGAAAACAATAAAAGAGGAAGAAACCCAATACTTCGAACAAGATTTCTTAATTGAGGAATATCTAGACCTAAATTCGGAGGACATCCAAACTAATAAGATCTACAAAGATAAAGATGAGAAGGAAGGAGAAAGCTCTGGTGAATCCACATCATCTGGAGGAGAAGGAGAATCAGCTGAAGGAGAGGCAACATTATAAAAATTGTAGAAAATAATTTTTTTTCTGTAGAATATTTATTATCTTTATTAAAAAAATAATTATGGAAGCGGAATTAAAATTGTTATTAGAAGTGGAATCTTCGACAGGAAACGGATCTCAAAAAATAAAACAGGATCTAATTAAGGATAATTATACACCAATAATGGATTATTTGCTTAAGATAGCACTTAATCCATTCTTAACCACCAAATTAAATCACATAGCAATCCTACCGGAACAACCTTACATAGTGGATTATGATCCATATGAAAAATTTCAAGATCTAACTAAAAGACTTCTAGAATCACCTGCAGCTAACAATAAACTAAGAGAGGAAGCTTTCGAATTAATCAATTGCACATCTTATGATTTCGACACAAGAAAAATGCTTCTTAAGGTTTTAACAAAAAGCCTAAATATTGGTATAGGTGCTAAATTAATAAATAAAGGAATAGGTAAACAAATTATACCAGATCCTAGTTTAATGCTAGCACAAGACGACGAAAGTGAAATAAACAAATGGTCAAAAATCATATGCGAAGAAAAATATGATGGTGTTAGAATCATAGCAGTAGTTGACGGAGAGGAGGTTAAATTTTTCACAAGACAATTTAACGAGATATCTAGACACTACTTATCAGAAATAGCAGACTCTTGTCTATACCTAATAAAAAAATCTGGGCTTAAGGGATCATGGTTTTTTGATGGTGAATTAACAGACACTAACAGAAAGAGTGTATCTGGAAAAGTTACTAAAATGCTAAAGGGATCTCCGAGCGATCAGATAGGAGATGATCTTTTATTTAACATATTCGATCTAGAGGAAACGTCAGTTTTACAAGACGGCAAAGGATTCATCCCGTTCGAAATAAGAAGAGATACATTAGAGGGTGTTTTTGAAGAGAATACGAGCACTTCATTGGTCTTAGCAGAATCTTTCTTAGCTAAGGAGAAAGAAGACATTTATACGTATTATAAATCGATAATAGCTAAAGGAGGAGAAGGTGTTATCTTAAAAAATCCCGAGCACGTATACGAATGTAAAAGATCTAAGAATTGGATAAAACTTAAGGAAGTTAACGATTGCGATCTTGTTATCACTGGATGGTACCCAGGAGAAGGTAAAAGAGAAGGTCTAATCGGAGGATTTATTTGCGAAGACCAATCAGGAAAAATTAAAGTTAGAGTTGGTTCAGGATTCAGTGATGAAGATCTTAAAGAGATAAGTAAGGATCCAGATTCTTACATCAGCAGAATATGCGCAGTACAATATAATGTCATAATCAGCGACAAAAATGATAATTGGTCTTTGTTCTTACCTAGATTAGTAGAAGTGAGATCAGATAAGGATTCTGCAGACGATATGCAGCCTTTATGTAAATAAAAAGGCGTTTTTAAGGATTTTTCTGGGATTGTTACTCTATAATAAATAAACTAGAGTAATGATTCCAGAATTATTAACCGAGAAATTAAGACCGAAAGATTTAAAACACGTTATTCTTCCACAAAGAATAAAATCATCTTTTGAAGATGGATTAAAACAAAATGTTCTTTTAGCCGGATCCCCAGGTACTGGGAAAACCACAATGGCTAAAATTCTAATTAAGGGACATCCATATTTATTTATTAACGTATCTGACGAAAGTTCAGTAGAAACAGTAAGGACTAAAATTAATGATTTCTGTTCCACAGTTTCTATACTTGACGGGGAGAATCAAACTAAGATAGTAGTACTGGACGAGTTTGACGGTGCTTCAGATCAGTTCTATAAAGCATTAAGAGGTACAATAGAAAAATTTGCTAAAGGTACAAGATTCGTTGCTACATGTAATTATCTGAATAAAATACCAGAGGCAATGAGATCAAGATTCGAGTTATATGATTTTGATCCGATTAACAAACAGGAGGAAGAAGAAATTTCTTCTCAATGGAACGAAAGGGTGTCGAGAATTCTTTCTGCAATGGGTATATCTCATTCAGAAAATACTTTAGATGTTTTTTCAAAGAAATATTATCCTGACATGAGATCTGCACTAAACTGTATTCAGAGATGGGATATAGATGGTGTATCAGAATTGTCAGAGAGTAAAATAAACGAGGAATTCTTCGTAAACGAAGAAATATTTGAAATTATATTTTCAAATCCGGATCCGGTTAAAAATTACCAATTAATAGTTGGGCAATACTCTTCTAAAGTTGACGAGGTGCTAAATTCTCTTTCCAGTGATTTTATTAAATGGATATCTGAAAAAAAGCCAGAAAAACAATCAATGATTCCTGCTGTAATAATAACTGTTGCTAAATACCAATCTGAAAGAAATTTAGTTATAGATTCAGTGGTAAGTCTTCTTGCATGTATATTTACACTGCAACAATTAGCTAACAAATAATTAGTACAGTTATGAAAAAGATTATAATAGTAGGACCAGGTGGATCAGGTAAGGATTTTTTAAGAAAAAAATTAGTACAGAGAGGATTCACGTACGGAATATCACATACTAGTAGACCTCCAAGAGATGGTGAAAAGGAAGCCGTGGATTATTATTTCGCGACTAATGAATACATGGAAAATAATAAAGATCAGTTCCTAGAACTACAGACATTCAACGGATGGAAGTATGGAATTTCTTTGCTTGAGTTCTCAGAAAATGATATTTTTATTCTTAGTCCCGCAGGATTAAAATCAATATCAAAAGAGATTAGACAATCAGCTTTTGTTATTTATTTAAACCCACCTCTAGAAACTAGAATCGAAAGATTAAGTAATAGAAGAGATGCAGACGACGTTAGCAGAAGACTAAAAGGCGATGAAGTTGACTTTTTAGATTTTAACGATTATGATATGGTCGTAACTAACGAGGATTTTTAATAAAAGAGGGGATAGGGATATATCAATAAAAATTATAATGAATAATAAAATAGCAATTTTAATAGACGGGAATTATTTTTTTCATAAGACATTTGGGGTTTTTGCAGGTTTCGGAGAAAAAAATCCAGGAGATGTACTTTCACACGACGGTGAGAGAAACATGTTCATGGTAAAAGTTATAACAGATCTATGTTATACTTTAAATCAAGTCCCAAATATATCTAAAGTTATTTTCTGTAAAGATTCAAGATCTTGGAGAAAAGATTTTAAAATATCAAGAAGTGTTTATAAAGAGAATCGAGTTAAAAGCGAAGGTGTTGACTGGGGATCATTTTTTAAATTACTTGATGAATTTGGAGACTTTCTAGAAAAATCTGGATTTATCTTCAGCAGAGTTAACGGAGCAGAGGGCGACGATTTAATATGGGGATGGAAAGAAGATCTTAGGGATCTTGGATATTCAGTTCTAGTATTAACTGGTGACAAGGATATGAACCAAACTGTTGATTCTGACGATAAAGGGTGGACTTGTATATGGAATGCAAATTCTAAAAAGAATAAGATAACTACTGCACCAGGTTTTAAAATATTAGAAGATGAATACGAGCTCTCTATATTTGACGTAACCCCAACTTCAGATGAAAGCATAGACAAACTTAAAAAGCTTCTTAATTCATCCTCTATTGACGAAATAGATATAAAAGAATTTATATTCAAAAAGATACTAACAGGAGATGAAGGCGATAACGTTCCCACTGTATATCCATTCAAAACTAAGACTGGTACTAATTCAGGAATAAAGAAGGGAAGAGCTGATAAGATATGGGAAAACTACCTAAAATCCGAATTTGCTGATTTATCTATGGAACAATTATGGGACGATCAAAAATTCTTAGAATGGTTAGCAAGTATCTCTTTAAGAATAATTGCACAGACAGATAATAAAGAAAACAGAGAAAAATTCAAGAACTATTACAGGGAGAATGCTATACTAGTTTGGCTAAATGCTAAAACTATACCAGAAAATATAGTTAATGATATAAAGGACCATGTAGCTCTTTCATTAGACAGATCTGGAAACGACACTCCTATAACAGAAAAAAAATTATTAATCGAAAAATCACCTTGGAACGGAACAGCACAACCACCAAGAGGATTTGACCCATTTGCATTATTCTCATGAACAATCCATACGAATTAATAAAATCCTTCTATAAGGACTGGGATAAAATAAAGGACAGAGATAAATCAAGAAATTTTTTCATGGTTAATCGTATATGTTCTATAAAATTTCCACTACAGGCAAATGCTTTTAACAATATTAAGATACAGCCTGAAAAGGCTGTAGATTTTTTAAAGGTGTTAGTTACTTCACAACATAGAACATCTCCTCAATGGGTATGGACTAAGACTGAGAAGAAAGAAATAGAAAAGAAAAAGAAAGAAACATACGACGATAACATAATTCAATTCATAAAAGAAAAATACCTAATTTCTAATAGGGAAATACAAGAAATGATTGAATTTTCACCTAAAGATTTTAAATCCTTCTATAAAGAAATAGAATCCATGTTTGGTTAAGAGACTGTTTCAAATTCTGGATATATATAAAACAAAAGGTGTCCAGGATGCAGGAATTAAATCAAATTACTATAAAACAGTTATTATCTTCCAATACAGTTGGTATTAATAACTCCATAACAAATGCAAATTTTGCACAGCTTTTAGAAGGATTTAATTTGTTGAATACCACTTTCGGTATTTCAATTCAAGATAAAACGTTTAATTTTCCATCTGGTAAAATTAACGTAGGTACTTTAAAAGCAAATCTTATAAGACTTCCAATACAAGGAAATTCGTCTATTCAATTAGACGGTAATACCGGGGAAGTTTTAGCAACAGGTATTAATATAACCAACGATGCATTCATAGGAAGACATGCTATAGTTGGTACACAAAATACCGGGGGTAGATTAAGACTTATATTAGATAAGACACACGTCGATGAATCTATTCAACCAGGTATACCTGGACAGATCCGTT